CGCGTTAGCTCGCTTTCGACTGCTGTGCGAACATCCTCAACTTCTACTGGCTCAGAATCGCCGATGGCGCTAAAAGGTTTTACCTCCTGACGGTTCTTGCCAAACTTGACTTTGATAGTGTCGCCAACATTTACTTGACGCTCAGTGGTGAGGTTAATCCAACGTGGCGGTCGGTTGCTTTCGTTGACTTCTGTCAGATCATGTCCTACGCCATTGAGTTCAACGATGCCTACGCGCCGCGCAAAGTTAACGCCTGTCCCAGGCATACCCGAGCCAATGGAACCTGCTTTGTTTTCCCCGTAAGGATGCACCTCAGCTAAATAAGGATCGACATATTTCTTGGTATCCGTGCGTGCCTGTTTAAATTGATCATTGTCTCGTTCTTGCCATTCTTTCAGCGTCGAGATAACTTTCCAGTTAGGGCGAAATGGTGTTCCATTAGGTATGCCTGCGTAAACACCAAAGCGCGCTTGACTGGTAGGCGTGAACGCTCCACAAAAGGCAGCTTGATCCGGTCCGCTAACACCAGGGGCGTAGAAGGCGTTATCTGCACTGGAGCGCCCGTCATCAATGCGTAGTGCGCCATAACGCAAGTTGTACATGCGGAGGCGACTGCCGGCGCCAAGGGCTTCGTAACCGCCGTTCCAGTAAAAATCAAAGAACTCGTCGTAGATCGAGTCAATCGCCGAATTGCCTAAGTAGATCGACGACAGGCTGGGTTTTTGCATCGGACCCTGCCCAGCAATCGCCACGATCTCGCTGATCTGGTATGTGCCCCAGCTTTTCACGCGTGACCACACCATCAGCGGTGAAATCAGCACACCGCCGCTGATGTAGCGCACGCCATTGTCGTCTACGTTTTCTTGCTGGCGCGTAAAAACGATTGGCACAGTTTGGCCATATTGCGCAAGCTGCTGGATTGAATCAAAGCCAAAGGTAGGCGCAAAATTCTCCTGTCCCGTTTGCCCGCCAAGACGCTTTTGCCTGATGTCTGATGTCTTGGGTTGCTGCGGCTTTGGTGCCAGCAGATATGAAGCTGCTGTAGACAGCAGGCCAACAACAAGGCTAATGACTGCGATAATTTCTGCGCCTGTATTTTGAACATCCGGCACATGCGCATATTCCTCCGGGCGCCTGTAAGGTTTTGCGCGAACTTCATCCGCAAACCGGCGATACTCTTCTTCTGTTACGCCCAGTTCGTGTATTAAACGCTTTTCAAACGGAAGCAGCGGTAGCTCGGTACTGCGTCGATAGGGCACCATGCCACCGCCTTCAAATGCTGGTTGATGTAGAGGCATCCGTTTTCCCAGTAGACCGCAAATGCCGTGGTTTCTTGCGGCAGCAGTAGCACATCGCCATCGTAGCCCGGCGCCTTTATCCTGCGACACCACGTCAGTAGATCACGGGCAAACGACTTGCCGTCGTACCACTCTTGCCGGCGTTCCGGATGCGGTAGCCCCAGGCGATCCAGTGCGGTGAAGACAAGATGGATGCAGTCCAGTGCGCCATCAGCGCCGCTGCCATCAGCGCCAAGGCGATACGGTCTACCGATCAGGTCGATCACTGCACGCGCACGTTGCTGGTCAACGGCAAGTGACCCACCAACTGCTGCGTCAGCTTTTTGCGTGGTACGTCAGCGCCAACCGCATCAAACACTGATGCCATATTCAGTTTGAGTGCAGTGCCATCCCAGCCGCCGGAGACGATCTGCCCCACGTAACGGCTGATCAAGGTGTAATCGTTTTTGTTGTCAGGATTGAGCAGCAGGATTCTGACGTTAGCGATCCAGCGATCTTGAATTGCCGTAGCTGCCCATCCACGGCTGAGGTCATTATTTGGGAATGCTAGTGTCGCCGGTTGGTTGTCACCGCTTTTGGTCAGCGTGGAACCGCTAAAGACAAACGGCATATAACCAAACAGCGAGATCTGGCCTGTGTCTACGTTGGCGAATGGCGCATCCTCATTGACCCAGTAGTTCTGGAACAGGTAGCCGCCCTCTTGCGCTGGTGTGCGCAAGGTCAGATATTGGCCGAAGGCAAGAGTGTCGCTCATTAGATTCCAACGCTACGGCGCACATTTGTATTCTGCTTGAGCGTACTAAGCGCTCGCTGCTCACCTTGCTTGGCGCCTTGCGCAGCAGCCTGTTGCATACCACGCTGGAACTGATCGGCGGTGACGTAATCAACGCTGTTGATGCGCTCCACGCTGTAGCGCACGTCGATTGGTTCCATTGTGGCCGCACCTGCTGCTGCCAGCGATGCAGCATCACCTTCTGCTGCAGCGGCTGCACTACCGGGTGTTGAACGGTAGCGCTTCATTGCGCCATCCAAGCGAGCGGCAACACCAAGCTTGCCATCAGCGCCACGCTTGAGCGGCATGATCGCCTCAGGGCCAGCTTCGCCCATCACGCCATTGTTGAAGGTGCCGCCATCTGCGTATTTGAAGAAGGTTGGCTTGGTGACGATGCCACCCATAGCGAAGGGCTGAATGCCGTTTTGGGCGAATGCGTTGCCGTTCGCATTCGTCAGCAACGAAGGCATCGAGAAACCCTCAGCAAAGCCCGCTCCACCAGGCAACTGAGCGGGACCGGCACCACTAAACCCAAAGCTGCTGCTCCCCCCAAGCGCCTTAAGGATTGTCTGAAACACAATCATTGCGATTTGCTTGGCAATAATCTCAGTGGCCATTTGGATAAACGCTTCTCCAATTGCCTTAAATGCATTGGACAAAGCTTGCTGTGTCGATTGCGAGCCAGTCACAATACTTTGGAATGCTTGACCAAACGCATCTCCAATCGCATTGGCGCCCGTAACGGCCATGCTTATGGGATTTGACAAAGCCTCAAGCTCTTCGCGGTATTTATTCATTTGCGATTCGGCTGGGCTTACTCGCAGGTCGGGCAGCGAGGGATCAAACGCACCGGCGCCACCCCTCATCGCATCTTGAGGAGTAAAGTTGGCGCGCTTAAACAGTTCGTCATTTTGTTCTTTAATCACAGCCAGTCGCTGCTGCTCCAGCTCGATAGCAGTGTCGATGCCGGCGGATTCGATTTCGGCTTGACTCTTGACAAGCAATGCTTGCTTGACTCTTTCGTCCGTGATACCAATAAGTGACCTTTCCAGTTCTTGCGAAATTTGCTGCGCGCGAGCCTCTCCGCGAAGCTTAATTGCTAGCTCTTTGTTGCCGGCAATTTCAGCTTCAGCAATTTTGCCCTTAAACAAAGCCTGTCTGATAATGCTTTCAGTTTCTAGAGCAAGATTTCTTAGGCGCTCCTGAATGCGCTGTTCATCTCTTGCTGCTTTGTCGGCTGCAGACTTAGCGCTACCGCCGCTGTCACCACTCGTCAGTTGCGGGAATCGATTGGGGGCTTGAGTCCCACTGACAGGTCTGCCAGTTTTTACGTCATAAGTAACGCCAGCGACTGTATATGACTTAGCTTGCTCGCTTTCGTCAAATTCAAAACCTTCTCTTTCAAGTTTCAAGCGAATTGCAAATGTTTTGTTGATTCTTGCTAGCTGGTTTTCAAGCTCAGCGATTTTCATCTTGAGCTGCATGGCTTGGCGACCCGTAGCGCCCATGCCATTTGCGCTGCCTTCGAGAGCTTTTCTTGCTGCTGTAATTTGTGCCTCAAGATCACGCTGAGTGCTTCTTAATTCGTTGGTACTGCCCGCACCGTTGTCTAGTAAATTATTGTATTCTTTTTGTGCCTGGCTGTGCTTAATAATTGCAACAGTTGCGGCCGCAATGCCAGCAGCAAGCGCAACCCATGGATTAAGTAAAAGTACGGCATTGGTAGCCAAAATTGCTGTTTTCAAAGAAGCAAATGCAACACCCAATCCGCCCGTCAGGCTGATTGCATTGACAATTGCTCCAGCGGCCAAAGCGCCAAGAGAAGCTGCCAGTACATCCAGATTTTTTGCCACTCCCAAGGCGAGGTCGCCAATTACTGGTAACACTGCGACCAATGCTGGCGTAATGCTTTCAATGAAGGGAATAAACGCCTCTTGGAACTCCGCGCCAATCGGCTGCAGCGCTTCACCCACGGCAATGCGCATGTCATTGAACGCCACCGTCAGACGCGCACCAGCATCCTGGCTGGAACTAGCGATCTGCCCGGCAACGCCTGCATACTCATCACCGAGCTGAACGATGAAATTCATCAACTCGTTCAAGCCAACCTGACCTTGCTCGAGCGCCTTCTGCAGCTCAGGCAGAGTCATTTCGTTCGCCTGGGCAAACTTGGTCACCGCACCAGGCAAGCGTTCACCAAGCTGACCGCTCAATTCTTCTGCACTTACCTTGCCTTTCGAGAACACCTGCACCATTGCGGTGATGGCGCCATCAACGTCTTCCGCCGAACCGCCTGTTGCTTTGATCGCTGAAGTGACATTCTTGAACACCAGCTCAGCGTCACTGAC